GATTCGCCTCATCTGCTATAATTCTAGCGAACTCATTAATTGGAGTTCTGTTTGAATAGAATTCAGCAACTTGCTTACCATTATAGATGTCAATAATATGGAAGGCTGAGTAATCTCTCTCTCGACCTATAGAGGGGTCGGCGGCTAATACATACTCATGGTTCGGTTGAGGATCTTCCCAAACACGCATCTTATTGTTGTATTTGACCCAGTAATCTTTATTGCAATTTTCTTTTAGGTTCTTAAGAATTTCTCCCTCGATGTAAGTCTCACCAGTTCCCAGAAAACTAGCTTCATACTCTTGTAGCCACTCCTTGTAACTATGTTTACGCCGAGTCTGATCTTCCCATCTGTCTACATTGATTGGAGGACTGCAAGACTCCATCTGCTCATACAGCCACTCAAATCCAGGATGTCTCTTGTATTCTGGGTGCTCTGCCCATTTAATATCAATTGGGTGGAATCCATTGTCGCCCTCGGTTGCTTGTGTGTACATCTTATGAAACCAATTACCGATGCCATTGACTGTGGACAAGCATACCACACGCCCTCCTGTGGACGTTGTAGGCCCCACTGCTGCCCAGATAGTATCAATGTGCTCAATGAATGCCGCCTCATCTAATATAAGCAGAGAAGCCGATATAGAGCGTCCTGACTGCTTTCCTGAAGCTTTAGACTGAATAGATGATCCATTTTCAAAAGAGAGTGTATGGTCGTTGTCCCTGGTTGACTTTGGCTTCATCCAGAAGGGAAGCTCCTCATACATGATTTTAATACGTGATATGACCTCTTTAGCTTCTGCGTCACCCTTAGATAAGATTGCAACTCTCTTGTTTGTGCCAAAGATGCAAAAGTGAAGAGCATAAGCTGCCATGAGGGTCGTACATCCGGCCTGCCTGAATTTTCTAAGAATTGTTAATCGGTAATCTTGAAACTCATCTAGGATCCTTGTCTGGAATGGGTATAGCTTGAAATTTACCAATCCCCGCATCGGGTGTACTACTTTAATGTAGTTGTTTGTAAAATATTCGCAATCTTTAGAACATTTCTTAAATTCTTCAGCAATAAATTCAATATCTTCTCTATTATTATTCATGATATACTTCTCTATATGTAGTAGAAAGAATAAACAACCTAAATCATTACAAAAGCTTATTGATTATTGTAAAAAATATTCTAATCTTGATGTAAAAGTTTCTTATGATGCCACATCTATTTATGAAGGTCATAACCAAAACATAAGCTTCTTTAATAATCTAAAGAATATTAATGATGAAGATATTATAGTAATGTGTCATGATGATCTACAAATCATCTCTCACATTGATGACTTAGTGAAATATGTAAATTACGCTCGTAAACCTGGAGTCGGGTTCTTAGGTGTAGCAGGTTCTTGTTTAATGCCTCCAGATGGAGCTTGGTGGAACGCACGTCACTCTAGGAATGCTAGAGGATTTGTATTTCAAGGGGTAAGCAAAGAAACAATGACCCCAAACTATTTTGGAAATAGTGGTGCCACCGTTGTTATGGACGGATGTTTCCTGGCAGCTACCTATGATACTATCAAGAAGGTGGGTATCAACGAACCAGCTTACTTAAAGACGGGTTGGGATTTTTATGATATCCATTTGACGTATAAGGCATATTTAGATGGATATACTAATTACACAGTGCCTATTATTATTATGCATGAATCCTCTGGGCAAATGAGAGAGGGTTGGTATGCTGCAAGAAAAAGGTTTATGGCTCATCATGCGTCAACAATACCTTACTCGAAACTAATAGTTGACAAGACAAACGGATTACCCTAATGGAATATTTAGTAAGTGTTTTAATTTGGATTCTAGCATGTTATGGTTGTGCTACCATAATTGTTAGCTCAGTGCTGTTTCAACCCGTAAGGAAGGCAGTCGAAAAAATTTCAATAGCCAACAAACTCATTAATTGTATGTTGTGTATGGGCTTTTGGATTGGAATGTTTTGGGGTGGAGTCTTTTGGGATCCCTTCTCCAAGATAGACGCAATCTACCCTTTGAGACTCCTATTTGATGGTTGCTTTGGAGCCGCAACTACTTGGATCATTTATTTAAAAATGTATCCTTTGATGTATGGCAAGTGAACCAGAGTCAACAACCGCCAGCACAGTTCGTGACGGGTCTAATTCCAAATTTTATTTTAAGTAACATATCAATATTATATAGTAGACTTAGCCCTTATATCAGAGCTTGCGGGAGTAGGATTATGGAGTAGTGTTGCCCTTCAATCGGGTTAGTAGATGCTGTGAACCTGCATTTTGCTTCGGGAGACCAGCAGCTTTTACTTTTAATGGTCCTTTCAACGCCTGGGCTTTTGATGACCTTTTATTTCTAGCTGTCATTTTATTACGGATTCGGTCAGCCTGAATCTCTGCTTTATCAACTTGTTCTGGAGAGGCACCATCCTTTTCCATTTTATTAATAAACCGTGCCGTCATTCTCTCAGTGGCTCCAAAGTCTCCACCTGTTCTACGCCCCTCAAGAAGCTCTTTAAGGACTCTCTCAGCCAGTTGAATCCTTCCTTTTCTTAAAATTTCATTGCTAGATCTTTGTCGATAAGGTTTTCGACCCTTTGCTCTTCTCTTAACATCCGTAGGGTTTGGAGCGTTATCAGGTGCTCGCGCATCCTCATCATGATACCACATCGTGCCTTTACCCTCGCCCCCTTTTTGGGCATCATCGAACTTCTTTTGACCTTCCTTGGCGAGGTCTTCGTAGCCTTCGTCACCGCCATATCGACCTCCTACCCTTTTACTAAGTCTTTTAGCCTGAGCTTTCTTTTGTCTGAGTACTTCAGGGTTGGTTTCACCACTTTTAACAGATCCCGCCAATCTTCTTAAATACCTACCAGTCATTGCACCTGTTTTAGAGGCACTACCACCAGTCCTCACACCTTCGATTACTTTTTCATTGTCTCTTATGCTGCGTTTCATGCAAATATATAGGCATGGAACGGGACTCCTAAAAGTATCTGATTCTTTTTTTATGGGACTCCAAACATTTTAGGGTACCTTATTAAATGTATGAAAAGGAGGATGAGGATGCTACTCGACGCATCGTTGCATCTGAGTCCCGCAACTTTCTCCGGTGACATCATACAAGCACACCCCCGTTGACGTAAGTCCTTGTCAGTAAAGAGGTTACGTCAGTATGGATATTTCTTTTGCCAGTCTAAAGTTTAGCGTTGAAATCTTCCGATAGGTAAGTATAATGGAGAGCATGAAAAGCGAAAGCGATTACATCACCCTTCCTTGCAGCCAAGCCGTTGCCGACATGCTAGTAGTGGACAACCCACACCTAGCCAAGATGGGCTTGGATGGTTTCGAAATGTATGAGTATTTTGTTGACTTGGACTAAGCCTATGCTGTGCGGAGAATGCAGGACAACGACCCCGAGCGAGTTCTCGGGAATTAATCCCTACTACTGTGATCACTGTCACTTTGAACTGTTGCAGAATGATCCTAGTAATCCCCTAATCAGTTGGTATAGTTAAGGCATGGACCCATTTGAACGATTGGTTGAGCTTCTGACGGAAATGGTAGACAAGGTTGAAGAGGAGAGAGCAAACGATGAGTAAGCAAAAAGCATACGTCCACGCATCATCCCGTGGTTTCCAGTATACCCTAGAGAATGGCTACCGTCTTTCGGTGATGTTCGACCATGGGAACTACTGCGACAATCAGGACAATATGATCACCGATGGTGTAATCAGTAGCCCCAACTTCGAGGTTGCAGTGTTCACCCCAGACGATAAGTTTATCACTCTAATCGATGAGCCTGAGGATGAGGATGGCATTCGTCGTGTTGAGCAAGTAATCGGTTGGGTTCCTGCTCAAATCCTGCCCAACTTGATCCAGAGAATTAAGTATTTCCCCGATTATCGCCCGAACAACCCGAAGTTTCAGGATGAACTGAAGCTCTACGCTCTAGCATTCGGCAAGCACTGCGAGAAAGCAACGGAAGAGGTAGCGAAGAAGGAGAAAGTCTAGTGCCATACGTTACAACAATCAAAACCATTGAGCGGACAGTGAAATACTGGGTGCCTCAAGAGATCATCGACAAGTCGCATACTAATTGTGGCGATAGTGCATACTCTTATATCACCGAAGCAGAGGGAAGAACCCAATGCATTGAAGTAGAGGAGCAAGAAATCGACGAGCGAATCATTCTCCCTCAATTCCCTAGAACTCAATATTATTCGGACTAATGCCATGCGGTTACTCATTCTCTCACTATTCGTTCTCTGCTCACTGCCAGCACAATCCAAGGCAGTCAGTGCAATTGGTAGGAAGGACGGCCCGAAGTGCGTCCAAGCATACAACAATGCGATCAAGGAAAACATACGCCCGGAGCTTATCAAGAAGCTCTCGCCAATCGTTGCTGCCATTAGGTATTCAGAGAATGGTGGCAAGGGTCGAGAGTATGGTATTCTGCATCGTAGGTGTAAGCCTACCTATAGATCTCAGGCTGGTTGGTGTGCTGCAACAGTCCAAAAGAACTACGACCGTTGGGTAAAGGCTGGTAAGCATGGTAAGTTCATTAGTTTTTTGGGGCGTCGTTATTGTCCTGTTGGCGCAAAGAATGACCCCACGGGATTAAATGCCCACTGGATCAAGAACGTCACACATTACACGAAGAGGTTCAAATAGTATGGAAGTATGGCATTGGGTAATTGTTGCAATCGCTGCACCTTTATTGTTTTGGGAGATGCAGAAACCGATCAAGCGTCGTAAGTAGTTTAACGACAAGTATTTATGCGGGTCGGGGCACCGGGGGCCAGCCGTAAGTCCTTTGTTTACAGGCACTTACGTCAATTGAGAAAATATGCATTCTATTCTTGAATCTCACAAATCACTTGCTATGCTTTTAAGTATGAATCGAATCAAAGAGTATTTCGAGGATAGCCAGCTAAACCAAGATCTATACGAGGAAGTCTGCACTGCCGCTTGGCAGGGTATGATAGATCACACGCTAGACGTTTGGTTTGGTTCTATCGAGTCTCACCCCAACGAAGAAGATTTCTTCTTCAAATCATTTGACTCACGCCTCAACTAAGGGTATAATATACAGCATGACTGATCCACTTCACGACGACATCGTTACAGCCATCATCAACGGTTACGAGCAAGGTCTCGACATTGCGGACCTCTACGATCAATTCGATGGTAGGGTAGACTGGCACGACATCGAAACGGTCTACACGACCTATGAGGAGTCGCTGGGCGATGATAATTTCGATCATGGTCACGATGATGACTATGCACTTGGCTCCGCTGGTTGGGGCACTGACGAGTTTTACGAAGGAGCTTACTAATATGGACGATCAAGAACACATTCACATGATGCACATTGCATCTCTCGACATTGCTTCCCTCTACCACCAGACTCGGAACTCCAACAATGTTGGCACTGAGAGCCAACTGGATAATCTTATGGAGGCTGCTATTTCTGTGCGTAGGGCTATTCCCAAGGGTGATGACGGTAAGCGTTACGGTCACGCCGAATACTATAAGGCGATGAGCCTCGGGGAGTTCTAAGTCCTTATGCCATAAGGGTTTATGGCAGCCGGGGCACCGGGGCCGCCGTCGTAAGTACTTGTCAGTAAAGGACTTACGACGACATGAAAGTATATGTTGCAATCTGGTTCTGCGTGTGGTAAAATGGGCACCATGAAATTGCTCACAACGTCTAACCCTAAGATTCAGAAAGGCACCAAGCGTGGATACTTTACCACGATTCAGCACTTCGCACCCTCTAAGCTATCGGGCACCAATGTATGCCCAGATGCAACGCCTGAGTGCATTCGCTTTTGTCTCAATAAAGCGGGGCGTGGTGGTATCTTCAAATCGGGTGAAAAGACTAACGTCATTCAAGAAGCTCGCAAGACTCGCACCCGTATATTCAACGATGATTTCCAGAACTACAAGCCTAAGCTAATCAAGGAGATCACTGCACACGTTAAGAGAGCTACCAAGCTAGGTCTAAAGCCTTGTGTGAGATTAAATGGCACTAGTGACCTATCATGGGAGGATGGATTCGCTCCCCTATTCTGGCGATTTGAGGACGTGCAGTTTTACGACTACACCAAGAGTTTCGACCGTATGATGCGATTCCTTGAGGGTCCATGGCCTACCAAAAACTACCACCTAACCTTCTCACGTAGCGAATTAAATGATGATCAGTGCAATAAAGTCCTTGACGCTGGAGGTAGCGTTGCTGTCGTGTTTGATGATGTCCCTGATACTTTTCGTGGTCGTGCCGTATATTCT